GGACTTGAGCTTGGGTTTCGAGGTCTGACTTGACTACGCGGCCTTCGAGTGAATTGAAGCGCAGTTCGAGGTCGCGGAATTGCAGCGCCGTTGCCCGGTCTTTGCTGGCCAGCCACGTATACACGGTCGAGCTGATCGCGACGGCGAACGTCAGGACCTTCAGGAGCATTTCCGCATCGACTTGCATTACTTCGGCTTTCGGTTCGGGCCGCAGATGCGGACATAGCGGGCGTTATGGCGGCGGATGCCGTTGATGGTTGTCGTCGTGTCGTCGATGGACCACGTCAGGCGCTTGTAGACGCGGCACGACACGTCGCTGCGAACCGTCACGGCGACAGGTGGGGTCTGATGCGCACAGCCGGACAATAGCTGCCCGATCAGGGCGATGAGCGGGACCAGGGACCACTGGAGGAACGCTTGCTGCTGCTTCGTCTGCTGCTTTGACATAGTCTTGCGCCTTCGTTTCCAGCGTGGTTTCGATATGGGTGACGGCAGCCTTGACGCGGGTGTCGCCGCGCCGGGTGGCAACCGCATGGCCCTTGAGGTAGCCAGCGCCCCAGCCGATGGCGGCAAACGTGCTGCCACCGATCAGGTTGGCCGGGCTCATCAGCCACGTAAGACAGAGCAGGAGGATACGAACCAACGTCATCCGATCTTCTCCTCGCCCGCCGCATCGAAGCGGGCAAACAGCGCGGCAATCGTGCCAGCAATGGCGAGCGTGATGAGGATCGGCTCGGCATGCTCACCCAGGACGCCGAGCAGCGAGGACAGGCCATCGGTGGATGCCTTGGCCTGTTCGGCGGCAGCGCTGACCACGCCGAACGTGACTACGGCCTTTGCGCCGACCCATCCGGTGAATGCGGTGACGGTGCCCCAGAACGTGCGCGAGGATTTGACTACGGCGATGCGGCTACCCATCTCGGGCGTGACAGCTTGCGGCATCGGGCCGTAGTCGTCGCCGATCGCTTCGTCATGAACCCTACCGGAAAGGAAAAGCGCCGCTTCGGCTTTGCGTCGACGGACGAGGCCGTTGAGCGGCCCCTTGTGCCCCTTGCACCCGGTCCAGCGCAAAAACTGATTGGGTACTGCCGAACGATTGCCACGGTTGAGCATCTTAAGGAGCGTTGATTTACGCAGAGCCCCTTCACCAAGGTTAAACGCAAAGGAGCCAACCGCATCGAACTCACCCGGCGTTAGCGGAACAGTGACGAGGCGACCGATGACGATCTCGAAGTGGCCCAGTTCGCGGGCGAGCATCCGGTCTGCTTCGTCGCGGGTAATGACCATGCCCGGGCGAACGCCTTCGGTGCAGCCCCATCCGATGGTCCAAACGCCAGCCGGGCATTTGTAGGCCTTCAGTTTCCCGTCTGGCAGCTCCTTGTGGCAACCTTCAAACGCCTTGATCAGATCAAGGCCTCGCGGAGAAAACCGCATCCCCTGATTTGGCAGCGGCGAGGTTGCCGCGCTGATCATGAGGCGGGAAACGGTGCGCTTGGCGATCAGGCTGGAGAGCAACTTGCGGCCAGCGGGGCGGTCGGTGACCGGCGCGTCGAGTTCGGGGGCGGTAATCGCTGGGGTCATGATGGTCCTCTGTGCCGGTCGCTCACGGCGCTTACACAGAGGTACGTTATCAATTCGGGATTTTGAGCGGGGGCATCTGCCCCCAGTGCGCGATCGTGGGTCGTCGGTTTAGAGTTTACTGTCGTCCGGTTTTTCTAGCAGGTCCAGCCAGTCGAGCTGGGGGCTGACGTAGGTGCTGCGCAGCTTGGCTTTGTGGTGCTTGACCATGTCGCGGCTGATGCCGAGCGCGCGGGTGATCTGCGTCGACGTGCAGCCCTCGTCGATCATGCGATGGAGCCGCCGCCACGTTTCCGCGCGCAGGCCGGTCGGGCCGCGCGGCATGTCGATTTCGACGCCGGTCGCATAGTACGTCATGAGCTTGTCGGCGGCGGGGCGACCGATGAGCTGGACGAGCCAGTGATCGTCGTCCGCTTTGGCGGGGATGTAAACGCGGTTGCCGCCACGCGCGCTGGCGATGGCAAGCGCTGCTTGCAGTCCGGCTATCTCTGCCATTTCGACAATCGCGCCGGGGAGGCCGTCATAAGCCCCGGCAGGCAGTGTTTGGCCGTAGTCGATCCGCACCAAGCGCGTGGCATGCGGAACCGGCTCAACGGTCATGGCAACGCTCGGCAACTTGGTGCGGGATGACATGGGTGTTACTCCGCCGCGATCTGATCAATGGCGTCGACGCTGGCGTCTGGGTCGTCGACGGCGGTTGGCTGGTCTGATGATCCGATAACGTCAGATGATGGATCGTCGATGACTATCCCGTCTTCCGTCAGTTGAGCCCCGATTTTCTCGCGCATCTGACGTGCGCCAGCGATATAATGTTGGACGGCGATCAGTGCCGACTGCTTCTTCAGTTCAGCGAGATCGTCGCCGGGGTCGTCCAGTGCGCCTTCAAATGCTTCAGACAGGCTGTCGACAATCTGTCCCGTTGCATTGGCCCGGTTATCGTCAGCGTCTTCGACGATGAGGCCCAATGCGTCGTACTCACCGATGAGTTCGGCCTGCATGCGTGCTTGGTTAAGTGTGGTCATGGTGTAACCCCTGTCATGAAACGGGTGAGAGTGATCCGCGAGCCGCCCCGCTTCGGCTCGCGGATTTCAACGGGGGCGAAGGGCTTCGCCGCCCGCTAAACTGAGTTAAACCTTGGGCGGCTTGGCCAGCTCGAAGCGCAGCTTCTTGCCAAGCGCGTTGATGACCGCGTCCCAATCTTCTTCCGAGTACGTGGGACGGCTGGTCTTGCCTGTGACGGCTTCACCGTATTTCGTGAGCTGCCCGTCCAGCCCGCCGCCGAACGCGAGCGGCTTGATCACGCCCCTGTCGCAGAGCATGCGCCACTGCGCGTCGACGACGGCGGCGCGCGGGTTGTCAAGGTGGACTGCCCAGATGACTCCCGCTTCGCGGACGAGCCACGATTTGATGGCTTCGATGGCCTTGGCGGCAGCCGCTGCCTCGCGCAGCCAGCGCACGGCTTCAAGGCCGGTCTGGCGTTTCACGAACGCCGTCAGCGCGTCGTCGGACTTGTTGCGCACAACGCCCAAATTCCACGCCGAAAGCCACAGCGCGCGCAGCTTCCCGGCGTACGGCCCCGTCATGCGAGGACTGGTCTGTGTCGCGTAGCCAAGCCGCTTTACGACGGTCTCCAGCTCGGCGATGGAAAGCTTGGTTGATGAGCGCTTGCCGAATTGAGTTTCGAGCATGTCGCGATAGTCGCTGTCGTCCAAGTTGGCTTGCCCCTTAAGGACGTGCAACTTGGCGATGAGCCGATTGCGATACGGCGGGCTTTGCGTGCGCTTTGAAGCTGCTGAAAATGCCATTTTAAACCCCCTCACGCGCCGGTTTTGATGATGAATTCTTCCGCGCCGGGAAGAACGGTGACGCCTGCAACCTTCGACGCGAGGGCGGCGTCTTTGAGCATGGCGTCCTTGTCGACCGAATACTTGGTGCGCAGGAACTGAGGCAGGCCGCGCCGAACGACGTCGGCGACCGCTTCCTCAAGGTCGGCGATGGCAATGGACGCCGGGCGCTTACGCCACGACACTGAACCGGACGGGAACTTTGCGACCTTGACCTTGCCGCCCTTGGTCAGTTCCAGGCGGTGCGCCTCGCAATAGGCTTGGACGTCGCCGATCAATTGCTCGGCTTCGGTGTCGTAAACAGAGACGGCAGAGGCGTGGAACGCTTTGATCTGTGCGATGTCGTCGGCGCATTGGCCGTCGAGTTCGGCGATCTTGCCGCGTAGAATGGAAAGGCGGTCGATCATGATGGCCACCTGATCGCGGGTGACGGGTAGCGGTTTGGCGGGGCGGGAAATTCTGGCGAGGGTGGCGGTTGTCATCGGGCGGTCTCGGGCTGTTGGGCGCTGACGGGGGGCTGGATGAACGCGGAACGGGTGAGGGCAAGCGCGCGGCTTTCGACGATGCCGGACGCCCATTCGGCAAAGCGGGCTTCGTCGGCGGCGAGCTGGGCGGCGAACTTGGCGCTGTTGTCGCGGCGCAGTTTCACGGTGCGGATCGCGCTGTGGACGGTGGTGTGATCGACGCGGCCATAGCGGTGGGCGATGGTCTGGTAGCTGGCTTCGGTGAAGCGACGTGCGAGCCACATCCCCAGATGGCGCGCAGCGACGACGTCACGGGTGCGGCCATGACCCAGCACCTGATCGCGCGGCACGCCCGTCGTCTCGCAGGCAAAGAACAGGCAGTCGGCAACAAGAATTCGGCTCATGCCACCACTCCTGCCGGTGCGACGATGCCGCGCCAGGCGGTGGCGAGGCGCTGGCCCAGCCGCACCATCGTGATCGGCAGGCC